CGTATGCCGTTTGGGAAAACGACTACTCCCGCAAACGAAGCGACGCATACGACGCTGCCGGTTGCACCATCGATGCTCTAGCGATAGCGACGTTCGAGTCGGTGTTCGCTGACGACTCATCGGCTGCTGTGCAGTTGCAAATTGAGCGAGAGAAGGTTCGTGCGGCGATACCTAAACCCTAATGTTCGCCTTTGCCTTCTCAGTCCTTCGCACGATCCACTGGTTCTTGATCCCGGCGCTTGTGCTATGGATGGCAGTGGCACCAGATAACTTTTTACCCGCCTGTCTCGAAGAGGCGAAAGAGGTGATGGGAGAAAAGTTTAAGGGCGGGTACTTTGGATAATGAAACGCCCGCTTTTCGCCATGGCGTTACTCTTCGCAGTATCAAGCGCGTCAGCGCAACTGTATCCGCAACGTGGAATGTTCAACATGTTATGCGCGAAGGAAGCATCCGTTATGTTCGATGCGCTTGAGACGAGGGTGGGTGAACGAATTGCATATCATCTCGTGCTGACCTCAACAGGGGGCGTTAACTTCTCAATGTGGATAACCGAGAGCAAAGCAAACAAAACAATTACCGTACTTGTGACGCGCACAACCGCAGCGGGGTCAGAGACATGTATGGTATGGGGTGGCTCGGAGATAATACCGCTCGACAATCCACCGATCGACACACCAAAGAATAAAACCGATGTCTGAGTACACCGGGCCCGAGCGTCGTGGTAATGGCGGTGGGTTCACCTTTTCCAAATCATTAAATCTCAGTCATTTGTTTGTGACTGTAACCATGGTGTTCGGTGGTATTAGTTATGTGTCTGGCATCGACACCAAGGTTCAACTGCTCGAAACCAAGTTGCTCTCGCTCGAGCGGTCGGTGGATAAATCCGAGGCTCGCGCTGGCCAGGAATTCAACGAGCTAAAGACCGCAATCCAGAGGCTCGGAACAAAGATCGATAGGCTAACCATAAGAGGATAACGATGGAACAACTAAAGGTGTGGTGGAACAATCAATCGACGAGCTTTAAGTTAGTCGCGGGTGTTGCAGCGTTAGCCGTTGCCATCGCGATTTTCCAAGGGATAACTGGCGCGTGAAACTCGACCTCTTCGGTATTGGCAAGGTTGCCGACTCCGTGATGGGTGGACTCGACGAACTCTTCACCTCTGATGAGGAGCGAGCCCTGGCGCGAATACGCGTTCTCCAAATTCTCGCAAAGGCGGACAACGCGCAGACATACATCAACGCTATCGATGCCCAATCAAATCATTTCTGGCAGTACGGGTGGAGGCCATCAATCGCCTGGGCTGGTACTGCTGCCCTGGTGTATTCGTGGATTGGCAAACCGCTCTTGTTAACCATCTACGCGGCGACCGGATGGGCACCGTTGATTCTTTCTTTGCCTGATGTCCCAATGGACGCGATCACACCCATCATCATCGGTATGCTGGGTCTTGGCGCGATGCGTTCCTTTGACAAAAATAAAGCGCGCCAATAAATGCTCCCACAATCTCATCCGAGTTGTGTGGGTCGATTCAGACCAGACGGCGGGTTGGTCTGAGCATAAGCGCGACCAGACCCAACACAATCTCCTCCATTCTTACGGGCTACTCGTCGATAAAGACGAGGACTACCTCTATATTGCAGACACGCACATGGGCGGCGACACCTGGGGTGGCTTGTCCAGGTTCCCCCTGGGATGCGTGCATAAGGTTGAAACAATGATAAAGGGAGTTCCGTGCAAGCCATGTTAGAAGCGAAGGCCGTCCTCAATGCACTCGAAGAAACAGATGGCAACCAAAGCGCTGCTGCAAGATTGTTGCAAGTGCCGCGTACCACATTCCGCAAAGCGATTAAACGGATTCGTACGGCAGGAACAATAGAAAAGAACGGTATCGATTTTCCAGAGATACCCGAGGACGATATACCCGTCGATCAAATCATCGATCAGATGTCGCAACGATTCACACGGCGACAACAAGCCTACCGCGCCAGGCAGTGGATGCGTTACAAGGTGAAAGAAAAGAAACCTATCGGCATTGCGTGGGTCGGTGATCCTCACGTTGACTCGAACGGTTGCAACTGGCCGCTGCTGCGCGAGCACTGTCGGATCATGGCAGATACCCCTGGACTGTACGGCGCGTCGATTGGCGACCACAGCGACAACTGGGTGGGGCGCTTAACGAGGCTGTACGCAGAATCAGAACAGTCTCGGAGCACGGCGATTAAGCTGGTCGATTGGCTGCTGCGTGATAGCGGTGTCAACTGGATGCTATTGTTACGCGGCAACCATGACATGTGGACAAACGAAAAGCGCGATGATCCGATCTATTGGATATCTCACTCGCTGAACGTGCCTCTCGAGGATTGGGCCGCGAGAATTACGCTCGATTTTCCCAACGGACGTGAGGCACGTATCCATGCCGCGCACAATTTCAAAGGGCATAGCATGTGGAATAGTTTGCACGGCGCGCAGAAACAGGCGCACATGAAAGACCAGGCGCACCTCTACGTTTGCGGACACACCCATAATTGGGCGTTGCACCAGGAGGAGTCAGCATCGCGCGAGTTCACATATTGGCTCGCCAGGGCGAGGGGCTATAAGTTTCTCGATGACTTCGCCGACGTGCTGGGGCACTCTCCACAGCAAGGTGGGGCTACAATATTGAGCGTGTTCGATTCCAATGCAAAATCTGATAGCGGGTTAGTTCAATGTTTCGCCGACCTGGAATCTGGTGCCGACTATCTTACCTGGGCGCGGGCGAAAAAATGAAGTACGCCGCTATCCTCGAGTCGGGTTCGATTATCAATTTTGATTCAATGGATGTGTTCGCCGTGCGCCTGGCGGACGGGGGGAAGAGTGCAACGGTCGAGCTGTATGTGTCCCAAGAGCAAGCCGAAAGGCTTATTTCTGAATTATGGGAAATGGAACCACCAATCTCAAAGCTCGACATCAATTAGATCGATTGTGGCATCCAGAGCATCTCGAGCCGAACCCGGCTCTCCGCGAGTTCTCCTGTCCCGTCGTGGTTAAGGCACCGCAACAACCCTCGATGTCAATCCCCGAGTTAAGGGCTGCCGTCCTCGCTGCATCAAATAAAGGCCAAGCGCTCGAGGCGTTCTGGAAATGGGCAGCGCAACACGGCATTAACTCGGACGCTGACCCCGCCTGGTGGGAGAAGATGCAAAAACTAACAGCACCAAGGACACCCCCCTAAAAACAAGCACAGTTTGTGTGCCGGATGCTATAGAGGGGGGGGTGGGTCGGAGCTAAATGGCTTGTTTCCGCCGTTTGTCAAAAAGGGACATCGTCCAGGCTGTCATTAAGGTCGCCTGGTCGTGGTTCGTATTCTGGTATTGGTGGCTTATTCTGATTGGCTTGGTGTGAGGGTTTGGATGGGTAGCCATCACTGTTAGCCTGGGGCTTGTCCTCGACCTCGAATGCTTGAATCCATCCGTCCCATTCGGCACTGATGGGCATCGCGTCGAGTTTTATTTTCAGTTTGTGGTCATCTTTGATTAGCCCGCCGACCGTTAGCCAGCGGGTTTTTTCCACACCCTCGACTGTGTAGGTACCGTTCGGTACTTTTAGGTTGTGTGTTCTATTCATGCTGCGCGTTTCTCCTCGAGCCTGTAGTCCTCCAGGCCCATTGTGTGAATCCATCGTGATAAATCATTCGCTACCTGGGCAACATCAGTTGCCATGGCAGGGTATGGGTACAGCGGTAAGGTGTGTGTGTTGCCGACCGTCCAGATGGCGGAGTCCTTTAACAGCTTGAGTTCGACGATGCGGTAATGCACAGCGCTTGCGTTGAAGGCCAGCGAGTAAGTGCGCCACTGCATCGATTCCATATACCGCTCGAGTTTCTCTGGTTTAACAGGCTTTAGTGAGGTCTTGTACTCGTACACATCTCGCCCCACTAACGCGTCCGCCTGGCAGACAATACGGGCGGGCCCGTAATCCGTTTCGATCACAAAATCCTCGGTCTTAAACTCGACCAAGGGGTTTTTCTCGTTGATGTCTTCGACAGCTTTATCGATTTCCTCGGCGTCGAAGGTTATCTCGTTCCAAACATACACGGGCGCGTCGTTGTACATCTCGAGATATTGGTCGGGCTCCTGGGCGACGGCGTGAAAAGCATTACCCATTCGCATCGGGTGAGTCTCTTCGATGGGGTCTTTACGCACCCTCGAGATCATGTCCTCGACCGACACAATCTCGAAGCCACCGTCGCCAGCCTTAAACAGACGATACGAGTCGAGCAGCGTTGCACTAAGCCGCAGCATTACCTTGCCTCTCAAACGCCGCTGCGTTTGGGTTGTAGATGAGATCGATATGCTTGGCATGGTCATTCAGCATTCCGCGTACCTGTGCCCACACTGCTGGCGCCTCGGAGAGTTCTGCCTTGGATGTGTTGAGCACCTCGGTTAACTCGTCCGGATCGATGCAGCCGTGGATTTTGTCGCGCCATTCGCCAACCTCTCCAGCAACGACAGAACTAGCGTGGTTGCGCTCGTTGAGTGTGTCTTTCGCGCCTTGAATGATGGTGCCCAGGAAGTCCGGCGCACTGTTCAAGTTCGGAACCTGGATTGGCTCGAGTCCTGGTGCGTTCTTACCGATCCATCGATCCGTCGGGGAAAAGTCGAGCACGGTATTCGATCCCGCTCTATACAAGATACCCACCATGTCGGCAACCTTGAGCACTTCACCATAACTGCCGCCCTGGATGTCGGGTCGCATGATCCGCGTGTCGCCGTTCTTATCCTCTTTACCGTGGGCAATCATCACGATGTCTTTGCCCTGGGTTTGGAGCTGACGAATCCAGCCGGTGAATATTCCCTTGAGCACGCCCCAACCCTGCATCGACAGCGACCCATTCTTGTTGCCCTTGCGTGGGTCGTCGGCAATGATGTGCGCTGTAATCATATCGAGGGCACGGCCAACCGTGTCTATAACAATCGTGTCGTAACCCTCCAGGTCTTTGCGCGTGAGTTGTGATACCTCGCTCCACTCGTCGACCTGGACGCTATCGCCGCGTTGCAAGGCGCGGAATGCTCCGTGGTCAAAATCAAACATCAGGGGGTTAAAGGAACTAAATGATATCGACGATTTCCACGCACCAGGGTCGCCGTAGATTAAGACCACCGCCCGCTCGAACGCGAGGGGGTCTGTGGATTTAACGATTTTCAATTTGCTCATGGGGAGTCCTCTTTACTTGAGTGAATACATGATTGATTTCTCTAGTCATTGCTCGTTACTCCTGTTCGCGCGCGAGGTTCTGCATGTTGGGGATGTGCGCCTCGAGGTCTTCGACCGTCGTTTTGATTTCGTCGAGTCGAGTGGGCATTTCCTCGGGGTCGCCCTTGTAAGCTAATTCAATCTGGTATAAGTGCTCCTCGATCTTATTGCGGAGCGATACCCAGGCGTCGTATGTGGTGTTGGGTCTAATCATCGTTCAATCTCCTCTCGAGAAAATCGGCGATGGCACCGCCCACAATTAAGAGGGCGAGCCATGCCATGGTTATGATGAAGACATCTACAATCTCGACGCTCATGCCGCGCCAGGCGGTGCGTTACCGTCTTCGCTGGCCGTCGTCATCACACGTTCCTCTGGTGTGGCGTAGCGGAGGGGGGCGCTTATGTAGTCGAAAAAATCATCCATGTATTCGACCGCATTGGCGGCACCCGTACATGCGATTGTATCGACAAGGTGGGTGGTTCGGCGCGCTTCCGAGAATTCTGGGAACTTGATGAACTCAACGCTGTAGATGTCGAGTTTCTTAGACTCGGGACGAAAGAGTCCCTCGAACGTGCCTTTGTCGATTAATGTTGGTTTCTTCATATCGGCAACCCTCCAATCATTGCGTCCATCGCTTCACGCCCATTAACGTAGTCGTGGGCAGCTTTTGCACCAGGAACGTGCCAGCCCCACATCGAGCCAGCTATCCACGCCATCTCGACATCTTTGGATACCTTGTCGGAAACGTCGACGATGTTGTCGTCGTACTTGATGGCGTCCCAGGGGATGTATCCCTTCATGTCGTACGGTATAGCGACCGTGGTTATCATCACGTTGGCGGGATGATCCGGGGACAATTTAATTACATAGGTCATGCTGCTTTCTCCTCTGCGATCCGCGCTGCAACTACCGCGCTGTGTTTGCTCACAGGCTTGGCGCTTTCAATGTGGGTCGAACCGTAGTGCTCGCCGACTACCGCGACAACCTCTTTCCCGAACAAATTGGGGAGCTCGTACGCGAATCCGCTATCGACCTTTGTTTTGAGGTTTGCGTAGTCGTACATCAAAAACGTGTTGCCTCCGAAATCGTTACGCGCATCGATGGAAACCAAGTAACGCGGGTTGCCGTTGTAAGAATTCGGCAAGCGCATAACGTTCTCGAGTGTGCCGGTGATTGTGTGTGTGTTCTTCATGCTGCTTCCTCCATTGCGGTCATTGCTCGACCGAGGGGGTAGTTCAAACCAAGCGCCTCGACCATTCCTTTCGCCAAGAAATCGAGGTAGTGGAAAACGTCGCCATTCTTGAAGTCGATATAGACCAACGTCCTCTTAATCTCTTTGTGGTAGGTCTTGGCTTCGTGGATGTAGTCAAAAAGCATTCGGTATGTAAGACCGATGTGGCCGTCGAGGTTGATTTCATCATCGAGGTCGTGGCCCTTTTCTTCGACGAGTCGTTTGAGGTAGTTCTTCATTTCGTTCCCTTCTCTCTTGAATAGAGTGACAAAGTACACCCAATGAGAAGTGATGTCAAGACAATTACGGAAAATAAATTAATGACTTTGTCAACCTACAAAGCGTCTCTTCGAAATGTAGGGTGCGAACCTCAGTAATTCTGCTGCCTTAGGTGTGGTGTGCCCCCCCCCACTACTCGCCACACCGCATAAGAGCACTACCACATAAGGGGGTGTCGCAGTCAGAGGGGGGGTAAGTGCGACACCTGTACGAACCTCTTGCACGGGACAATGTTACCCTGTATGATTGGCTACACTAACCTCAACCCACAAAATCAGGTAACACAACTGGATGAAAGACCTCGAGAAAGCTCTAAACTGGGCGCGTAGCGAATTCCCCGCACCTAGTCGTAGAGGTGTCGAAGGCGTGGGGTATACCGCCCTGTCTCGCGCGCTTACCGAGGTCGGATTTCCCGCCCGCCGTCAGATGATTATGCGCTGGCATCAGCGGGGGAAAGTCCCCCCCTGGTGGCACAAACCAATCGAGATGGCGACCCGTGGTGAGGTTGAAATTATATGAGCCCGCCGGTGCTCATCCTCCGAAACCGGCTAAGTTCGTTCTCATTGGGCGGGGTCACGGCTGGGCGTCGTGGCTCCGCTTTTTTTTAGCGATGACCGCCTGGCAGTCGTTTTTTTCCGCAGCAGAGAAAGCACCGCCCGAGCACGTGTGTTTGTGTGCGCGCTGCCTTGAATTTGGTTGTGACTGCACCACTCCAGGCGAGGGTGATTGCGCCGATTGCCTGTGCGCGGAATGCGGCTAATGGCTGGCGATTGGATTAAATTTGAGGTCGATACGTTTGATAAGCCCGAAGTGTGGGCGCTTGCCCAGGAGCTGTGTTTGCCCGTGGATACCGTGGTTGGAAAGCTCTTGCGTGTCTGGTCGTGGTTCGATGCTCACACAGAAGATGGTAACGCACCGAGCGTTACTACTGCGTTGCTAGACCACAGGGTAGGTGTAACGGGCTTCTGTCAGGCACTCACTAATGTGGGTTGGATGCACCTCGATGACAGTCATGTAAGCCTTCCGAACTTCGAGCGACACAACGGACAAAGCGCGAAAAAGCGAGCATTAACGGCGAAAAGAGTGGCCGATCATAGGAAACGCACAAGTAACGGTCGAAGCGTTACCAGAGAAGAGAAGAAGAGAGAAGAGAATACAACTACTCCTACCCTAATCCCACCCAATCCAGTTGAGAACTTTGTGAGGCATCATAGTGGAAAAAATAGGGCATCTCATCGAGAAGGGGTCGCTGGAACAAGCGAAGCCCGCGAAGATATTATCGCAGCAAAAAACTGAAGAGCTGGTAATTGCTAGGGTGTGGACGCGAATGGCACAAATCTATGGTCATCGATGGGTGAGTGCGTACGGTTATGTCTCGAGTGAAGATGGGAAGTTAACAGGGACGGCGAACACCTGGGGACACGCGTTAGCTATCCACCACATCAATGATCGCGACCTAAAGCGAGCATTTCGTGCGCTGCTAACGAGGGATGGATGGCCGCCAACACTGCCCGAGTTTATCAACCTGTGCAAAATCTCGAAGCCCCTGGCGAAGTACCACGAACCATACAAGGCGTTGCCTCGGGCGGTGATTGATGCCGACCAGGTAGCGGGCTACATCGCGCAGATGCGAGAGGGGCGTGCAGCATGACGATGCCCCCATCGAATTCGTTCAATAAGCGCTGCGGGAGGTGTGGGCGAACGATGCACCGCAAGTATTTTGACGGCAGTCAGCCGCGCCCTGGGCAACTGCCAACCTGTAGCGGGTGCCGTGCAGAGAAGCGAAGTGATGCCGACTAAACGCGCACCGTGGCAACGAACAGTCGCTAACGGCACCGACACCACCGAGGGATTCATTCCGCACAAGAAACACCGCGGCGGGTTCGAGATGCCCGTTGCTATAGTCATCGACCAACACCCGCTCTCAACACCTAAACCAGTACGGCGTGGCAACACATACGAGTGGGTGCTGCCAGGCGGGGGGCGATATGTCGAATGAGGATCGACCTACCTTGGCCGCCATCCGTCAATCGGTATTGGCGAAACTGGCGCGGGCGCATAGTCATCAGTGCAGAAGGCCGCGCGTTTCGAGAGTCCGTTCGAGCACTGCACGCGAACGCGGATACGTTCGGCCCGGATGTGCGGTTATTGGTGGCGGTTGATGTTTACCCGCCCGACCGTCGTAAGCGTGACATCGACAATCTTATGAAGGCCACGCTCGATGCGCTCGAGGGTTGTGTGTTCGAGGATGACAATCAAGTTGACCACCTGGTGATTATTCGCCGTGAGGTTCGCCCAGGCGGAGCCCTGGAGGTTGAGATTGACCCCATCTAGCGAAGAACGAAAGCTCTCCTGGTGGCGGTGGCATCAAGCCAATCCCCACGTCTATGAACTATTTGAGCGATTCTCTCTTGAGGCTGCACGGCATGGACACACGCGTTTCTCACATTGGTTGGTGATGAACCGAATCAGATGGGAAACCACCATAGATACGACCGGCGTGGACTTCAAAATCAGCAACAACCACATTGCGTACTATGCGCGGCTCTTTATGGCGCGTCACCCAGAACATGCTGGATTCTTTCACACCAAGAAGATGAAAGACGAAACACCCGATGAGTGTCACTAACTCTCACGCGTTCTGCCAGGCTTTTGAGTATGTGCTCGACCACGAAGGTGGTTTCGTCAACGACCCCGCCGACCCTGGTGGTGCCACTGCGTTCGGTATAAGCCAGCGCTCCTACCCGAACCTAATCATTAATGAGATCACGGTCGAAGATGCGCGGGAGATTTATTGGCGTGATTGGTGGATGATGTACCATTACGACCGGCTGCCTCCGCGCTTGGCAATCAAGGTGATGGATACCGCCGTCAATGTTGGCCCGGTGCGTGCTCATTCATGGATGCAAGCGGGACTGAATCAAACGGGTGCCGACCTCGAGGTAGACGGCGTGATTGGTCGTATGACGATTACAGCGAGCCACGACTGCACAGATATAATGGAGGTGATGTGTTGGGTGTCCAAGCGCCAGGCATCCCACTATCGTCGCCTGGCGAAGCGATCACCGAAGCTCGAGCGCTTTCTTGATGGGTGGATGAAACGCGCCAAGCTGTTGCCGTAGTGAGGGTGAGATTGCCTAATGCAAGCAGTAACGGAATGGTGGCCTGTTATCATTGCCATCATCACGCTAATTGTTATCCTGGCCAAGATGCACGCGTCTATTGAGGTGCTGCATGAAAAAGTAAAGGTGCTATTTGAGCTCTTCAATAGAAACCCAAAGCAATGAGTAAATTAACCCAAAAACAAGAACGGTTCGCACAGGTCGTGGTCGAGACAGGAAACTATAACGAGGCATATCGTCAATCATATGGACAGTTCAACAACATGAACAACAACAGTTCCAAGCGCCAAGCTATTATCCTCTCCAAGATACCAGTGATTTCCCAGGAGATAGACAGGCTGCGTGGTGAAGCAAGGGAGCGGCACTCGGTATCGGTCGATACTGTAACGCTCGAGCTCGAAGACGCGCGGATCATTGCGATGGAATCGAGTAACGCATCGGCAGCAGTACAGGCATCGATGGGCAAGGCCAAGCTACACGGGCTGTTAGTCGATAAACAGCAGATACAGGGCGCCGAGGGCGTTCGCTTTGAGATGGTGATCGATGGAACAAGAGAAGACGATAAGGTACGAAGCGAGCCAGACGCTTAAACGGTTTCACACTTGCCAGGCGTTTGTGCGGGCAGTGATGGGGCCGGTAGGTAGTGGCAAGTCAAGCGCGTGCTGCTGGGAGATATTCAGACGCGCCCAGGAACAAAAGCCAGGGCCGGATGGAATACGCCGATCACGCTGGGCTATTGTTCGCAACACCTATCGAGAGCTCGCAGATACGACCGTGAAAACGTGGCTCGATTGGTTCCCCGAGGAGCACTTGGGCGTACTCACGATGTCCGATATGACGCATCGAATTAGATACCAGGACATCGAGTGCGAGATATTGTTTCGTGCGTTGGATCGACCAGCGGATGTTAAGAAACTGTTATCGCTCGAGTTAACCGGCGCCTGGGTGAATGAGTGTAAGGAAGTCCCGCGTGCTGTGATTGACATGCTGCAAGGTCGTGTCGGTCGTTATCCGAGTCAGCGTGATGGTGGCCCCACCTGGTTCGGTGTCATCCTCGATACCAACCCGCCAGATTCCGACTCATGGTTCTATCGAATGTTCGAGGAGGAGTTGCCGCAGGGTTGGGCAATCTTCCGTCAACCATCGGGACGATCCGAACAGGCGGAGAATGTCGCGAACCTACCAGATGGTTACTACGAACGACTCGAGGCGGGCAAGGATCAAGAGTGGATACGCGTTTATGTCGATGGTGATTATGGTTACATCAGCGAAGGCCGACCCGTGTATCCCGAGTTCAAGGATAATTTGCACGTTGCATCGGCACCCATTGCTGCGAAACCAGGCGACCCGATTTATGTGGGTATCGACTTTGGTTTAACCCCTGCTGCGGTGTTCGGGCAACGTGACAACCTGGGCCGCTGGGTATGGTTGCATGAGTTAGTGACCGAAGACATGGGCGCGGTGCGCTTCTCTGAATTGCTGGTGAGTGAGATGCAGCGAGAGTTCGGTGGGTTCGAGTTTCAAATCTATGGCGATCCTGCTGGAGAGCAGCGCAGCCAGGTCGATGAGCGTACCCCGTTTCAGATTCTCAGTGCTCGAGGACTACGGGCACGACCCGCCCCGAGTAATGACTTCACATTACGCCGAGAGGCAGTCGCGCAGCCATTATCTCGATTGATTGATGGTGTGCCTGGGCTGATAATTTCGCCAACGTGTCGCACGGTTCGCAAGGGCATGGGTGGTGGTTACAACTACAAGCGCGTCCAGGTATCGGGGGATGAACGATTCCACGACAAGCCCGACAAGAATGCTTATTCGCATCCGTGCGAAGCCGCGCAGTACCTCATGCTAGGAGCGGGTGAAGGTAGGGCCGTGATACGCCACCACCAACCCAGAGAAACACAATCGCAACCATCAGCCGATACCTCATGGCAAGTATTCTAAGTGGCGCGCGTTCGAACGCTTCTCGAGTTCGAGGGCGAGAGGTATATCGATTGGTATGTGGTGTTTGGTAATACGGGTGAGCGTCACTGGTGGAACCACGTATTAAAACAAGGGTTCCAACACTGTTGGGCACTGCGACACCAGGGCGATCTATGGATAATCTTCCACACCGGGTTGGGTGTGACGGAGACTTACGCCGTAATGGGCGAGCTCGAGGATGTGGTGCGATTCATTGATGATCGCGTTATAATCAGAGTTAGCGGATGGGTTGATACTTTACGCATTCGCGTCCCCTGGGTGGTCGCTCCTCAAACGTGTGTCGAGCAAGTCAAGAGCTTGCTCGGTATCCGTGCGTGCTGGGTCTTAACGCCGTATCAACTCTATCGCCATTTAGGGGGCGCAGATGGGTAAACGAACACCAGCAACTACTCGATCAACCTATATCCGCGCAACAGAAGCTGGCGGCACTAAGATGCCGTCGGGCGATAGGAGGGACTCATCGACCACTCAGGGAATGTATGGGATAACTCTGCCAGGCAATACGCGCCAATCGTCAAACTACGCAGTACAGGGCACCTCATTGATGCAGTGGGAAGAGTTTGAAGGCGGAACCTGGATGGACACGGGTAGAACCCTCGGCCCGCAAGACTACGAACCCGCCGCCGCTCCCGCCCCAGGCCCAGCCGCTCCAGCTCCAGCTCCAGGCCCAGCTCCCGCTCCAGGCCCAGGCCCAGCACCTAGCCCCTCTCCATCATCGTGGGAGTCATACGCGACCCAGACAGAAACTCAAGCAATGAGTGATGCGGAAACTGCACGGGTTACTCGTAGGAAACTGTTAGAACAAATCGAAGCACGCCGAAAATTGAGACTTAAAAACCCGCGCAAGTATGGCCGCTTCTCTTTAATATCAAATCTGGAAACCGGGCTGCCCTCATTACTCAGTGGATAACTAAATGGCGAAATATCGCATACCCCCAACACTCGGCAGCGTTAAAGACTTAATCAGCCGGTTCGATGCGGCAAAGGCTGCACGCGAAACGTGGTCGAGTCATTTGCGTGAGTGTTACGAATACGCATTGCCGCAGCGTGAAACATTTACCGCACATTCTCCAGGCCAGAAAAAGAACACCGACATATACGACGCGACCGCAGTGATCGGTGTGCAGAAGTTCGCGTCGCGCCTCCAGGCGGCGTTGGTTCCGCCCTGGCGTCGCTGGTCTATCCTTGCTCCAGGCTCGGAGATTCCCGAGAAAGAGCACGAAGAAGTACAGCGCACACTCGACGACATTACGAAGATCGTATTCAACCACATCAATCACAGCAATTTCGCGCAGCAGTCACACGAGGCGTTCCTCGATCTAGCAGTATCAACGGGCGTGATGAGCCTGGAAGAATCAGACGGGCCGGATTTGCTCGAGTTTCATGCTGCACCACTGGCTGAGATTTACCCAGAAGCTGGGCCGTGGGGTTCTATCGAGACTGTGTGGCGTAACCATTCAGTACCCGCACGTCATGTCGAGCGATTGTGGGCAGGGGCGACGTTACCGGCCAGCGTGAAAAAGAAAGCGAAAGAAAGCCCGGACGATAAAATTCTTCTTATTGAGGGCACGGTATACGAGCCAAAGGCGCAGATGTATTACCAGTGCGTGATCGAGCGGGAAACAGAGCACGTTGTATTTACCCAGGAGTATGAGGTATCGCCCTGGATTGTCTTTCGCGAATACGTTGTACCTGGTGAAACCCTCGGTCGTGGTCGATTGATGCAAGTGTTACCAGACGTTAAAACGTGCAACAAGATTGTCGAGTATGTGTTGCGTAATGCTGCGCTATCGATATCTGGTATCTATACTGCTGCCGATGATGGTGTGATTAACCCGTACTCGATACGACTTGCGCCAGGCGCCATCATTCCAGTGGGCTCGAACGACAGCAGAAACCCGAGCCTACGCCCGCTCGAGCGTTCCGGCGACATTCAACTCGGTGCCCTGGTGCTCGAAGACTTACGCAGCCGCATCAATAAAGCGTTATTCGCTGAACCGTTTGGGGAAATGGATCAGCCAGTTAAGAGTGCGACGGAGATGGCGTTACGCAATCAGGAGCTGGTACAGGATGCGGGTAGCGCATTCGGTCGAATGCAAACCGAGTTCGTTGAGAAAGTATTGCGCCGCGTTGTCTATATACTGACACGGGCGGGCAAGATTCCACCCATCAGAGTCGATGGCCGTGAGGTCACGATTAAACACACCTCGCCGCTGGCTAGGGCGCAAGACCAAGAGGATTTAGTGGCGCTTAATCAATACATTTCGACAGTAGGACAACTCGGCCCCGAAGTACTCGCACTAGGCACAAAGCTCGAAGATTTGCCAGCCTTTGTTGGCGATAAACTCGGGATCGATCAAGACCTGTTGCGCGATGAGGCAGAGCGTCAAGAAATGCAAGAACAAGCAGCAGCAGCAGCACAACAACAGCAAGAAGCGGCAGCGATTGGCGGCGCTTGACAAGCTACTCGAGCAGTCCGGTTGGGACGCGCTCGAGATAGATGGATTAGCGCAAACCAGGGGGAGGCACGACCAGGCAAATGAAGCGCGTGAAATCGCCACACGATTCCATGAGTGTTTTCGCTCTGATTCCGGGCGCTATGTTCTTAATCGATTGATTCAGATTACGGTGCTGCGACCGACCGTTACACCGACATCAACACAATTCGAGGCTGGCATTCGAGAAGGGCGCGCCGATTTAGTTCGTCAGATTCTCGCGCAGCTTGATATAGCAGAAAACGACCAACCAGGAGCACTACTTAATGAGTGATGAACCCCAGGCAGAAGCAACGGAAGCTACGCCAGAAACCGAAGCAGTAGCAGAACCCACACCAACCGAGGGCAGTTTGCTCGAGGGTGTATCTGAAACACCAGAACCCAGCGCAGTAACCGGCGATTGGCGTTGGGTTGATGGCATCAACGGCGAAGGTGATAGACCCGAGTGGTTTCGGGACAAGTACAAGACGGTCGCAGACCAGGCTAAAGCGTATACCGATCTCGAGAAGAAGGTCGGACAAGCTGCGCCGGATGAGTACGAGGTGGTATTACCCGAAACGGTTAACGCGGCGATGTTGGAAGGCGATCCGATGCTGGACTGGTTTAAGACGGCAGCAAAAGAGGCGAATCTGGGGCAGGAATCATTTAACCACATGTTAACGGGGTATATCGAGAACCAGGTGCGTGGGATTAACCACGACCGGTCGGCAGAAATGGACGCCCTGGGCCCGCAAGCGCAGTCACGATTGAAGACGCTGGCATCCTGGGGGCAGGGCAATCTGTCAGCCCAACAGTGGGAAGTATATAAAGGGGTCGCCTCAAGCGCCGAAGGGGTTGAACTGCTCGAGGCGTTGGTCGGTAAATCGCGAGAAGCTCCGTTAGCGAAAGCAACACCGGCAGCGAACACCAATACACCCGACGACTTACGCAAGATGCGTTACGCAAAAACAGAAGAAGGCCAGCTTCGTATGGCAGTCGATGCGCCTTATAAGAAGCGCGTTGAGTCGGCATATAAAGATTATTACGGGGAGCAATCTGTCGAAGCACAGGTTACGCAGTAACCCTATATTGAGCAGCTATGATTCCAATATCTAATCAGATAAGCGAATTGATAACTCCGTTTATTGTAGCGTTAATACTTCTTGTTATATCTTTGTGGTTCAAAGATTTTGCAACCAAGATTGCGAAAGGGTTATCGTTTTCATTCAACAAGTCTTTTCAAGAGGGCGATAAAGTTATCTTGGATGGCGAAAGGGCGCTTATTGTCAAAGTTGGGTTAACTCAAACTGTATTTGGCATCACCAAAAGTGACGGCGAGTGGGAGGGTGATTACGTTTGGAGATATGTTCCCAATGAGAGAATACCGTATCTAAAATTAGAAAAGGTGGTGGAAGAACACATTAAAAATGGTGGTTGTTAGGTGTACACCAACCCTTAAATACTATATATTGTGTTTTGTTGTAGCTCCTGTGAAACGGACACCTCGATAAGCACCTGGGGTTAGCCGCTCGAGCCCGCGCAATGCGGACACCTTGAGAGGCCCAAGTTCCCGAGCCCGCTGAACGGAGCCGGACTAAGCGCCCGCAAAAGCGCTAGAACCGGCCCGCTTTTTGGCGGACACCCGGATCGCAAAAGGACGCTCGAAAGAGCGTGATTTTTACGACACCGGAGAGACTATAAATGTCTAAAACTCTATCGGCTGCTGCACAACAGCAGTTCGACGATGATGTTAAGCACGCCTTTCAAACGGCGGGGAGCTTACGCAGCACCGTCACAATCCGAAACGGCGTCGTCGGCGATATCTACAAGTTCCGCAAGATGGGCAAAGGCACGGCAAACCAGAAGGCGAGCCAGGCTGATGTTACGCCGATGGACGTTACCCACTCACTAATCAACTGCACTTTGGGAAATTGGAACGCACCAGAGTACACCGATATTTTCGACTCAGCCGAAGTGAATTTCGACGAGCAGCGGGAATTGGCACAAACCATCGCGGGAGCGTTGGGTCGTCGCCTTGACCAGCTAATCATCGATGCACTGGGTGCAGAGGCGAGCCCAGCGGGAACCATTGCACATGGTTCGGCTGGCATGACGGTGGCGAAAGTGGTTGAAGCATCGAAGCACCTCAACGACAAGGGTGTGCCCGGAGAAGGGCGGCATTTTGCTATTACTGCTGCCGGGCTCGAAGACCTCCTCAACATCTCAACCGTCACCAGTGCCGATTACAACTCGGTACGTTTGCTGATGTCCGGTGAGTTTGATTCGTGGATGGGCTTCAAATGGCACATGATTGAGACACGCGGCGAAGGCGGGCTGACCGTTTCTGGTGGTACGACAGAGGGGTTTGCTTGGCACGAAAGTGCAATCGGCCTTGCTATCGGTATCGATATCAAATCCGAAGTCAACTATGTACCGCAGAAAACCTCCTGGTTGTGTAATGGAGTGTTGAAAGCGGGTTCTGTTTCACGCGACGGCGACGGTTCTGTATCCGTTAGCTACCAGTAAGGGGATACATCATGGCATATGCATTAAGTGGTTTGCAGCAAGTCGGCCCTGGTGGGAATGCACCCCGCATTTGGGTCTACTCAACAACCGACGCTATAGCAACAGTCAACACAGCGGCGTATTTCAATAACGCTTCTGATCTGTTGCAAGTGCGCGACATTATTTTTGTGTGCGATACCAATACGCCCACAACGAGTATTTGTAGCGTGCTTACCAACGCGTCTGGAGTGGTTGACGTTTCCGATGGCACTGCCATCTCAGAGACTGATTCCGACTAAGCAGTTCTGTACATGATCCAGCCAAAAACTGGAGAGTGTCACCTGGGGAGATGTGGGGGCGTTCGCGCCCCCACTCTTTTCACGAGGTAGGAAATGGCTACCGATATTTCTTTATGTTCAAACGCCTTGCTACTGATAGGGCATGGCACGATATCCAGCTTTACCGAGGGCGGCGCCGGGGCAACCGTAGCGGCGAATCTCTACACCAGCAGTTATGAATCCTGTTTAACGATGCACCGCTGGCGCTTTGCCAGTGCGAAGTCGCAATTAGCACGACTGACGGCAACGCCGTTAAATGAATGGACGTATGCGTATTCACTGCCGTCCGGTTATCTCCTAGGCATTAAGGTATACCCCGATGTTGACTATGAGATATACGAGGACAAGTTATATGCACACGCGAATACCGTCGCGCTTGATTACATCTTTAAGCCCGACGAATCCCGGCTGCCCGCGTACTTTGTCAAGATGATGGAGTACAACCTGGCGTCCCAGTTTTCTGTACCAGTGACCAGCAACAAGTCAACCGGTGAACTTTATGCGGCAATGTACGAGGCGCAATTAAGACGATCAAAATTCCTCGATTCACAATCTCGCCCACAGAGCAGCATTATGGATTCGCCATTTACCGAGATTAGGCAGTAGTGCCTCGGGTTCTAAACTTTCAGACGAATTTTGTGTCGGGGGTATTAGACCCCCGGCTGGCTGCGCGTACTGATATCAAACAGTATTACCAGGGCTGTGCAGAAGGCACTAACGTCCTGTCATTGCCGCAAGGCGGATTAAAGCGTCGCCCAGGCATGGCGTATCAGGCAACCCTTCCAGGTAAGTCGCGCATCTGTATGTTTGCGTTTAACGTCGAGCAAACGTATTTGATTTCATTCTCGAACAACAACATCGCAATCTATAAAGACGGCGTTAAACAAGCGGACGTTACCTCGACCTACACCGAAGCACAGATATTCGATATTAACTGGACGCAATCAGCCGATACGATGATTATCGTGCATGAGGATCATGCGCCCGCTAAGTTGGTGCGTGGTGCTTCACACACCTCTTGGACGTTATCGGCCATCACGCTAACAAACATTCCGACGTTTGATTACGGGTCGGGTGCCGAGGCTGTGTGGAGTGCAACGAAAGGTTATCCTAAAACTGCCACATTCTTTGAGCAGCGGTTATGGTTTGGTGGAGCGAAGAATCGACCCCAAACAATGTGGGCATCGGTGATTGGTGATTTCTTTAATTTCAATGTAGGCACAGGTGCCGACGATGATGCGATTGATATTACGCTCGATACTGACCAGGTAAACGCAATCAAAGCGGTATACGCCGGTCGTCATCTAACGGTATTCACTTCTGGTGCAGAGTTTTATATATCTGATTCACCGATCACCCCTGCGAAATCCGCTGTTAAACGACAAACGCAATACGGGTCGGGCAGTGTGCGCCCTATGAATATCGACGGCGCGATTCTATTTATTGAGCGATCTGGTAAGGCAGCGCGTGAGTTTCTGTGGACATACGAAGAAGAAGCATACACGGCTAATTCATCGTCATTGATGGCGTCACATTTAATCACCAGCCCGGTCGATATGGACGCCAGGCGGGGCACTTCAACGGATGATGCTAACTATGTTTACCTCGTCAATAGCGATGGCACGATGGCGGTTTTTAACACTCTACGACATCAGGAAGTGGGAGGATGGACAAAGTGGAGCACCACAGGAACCATCGAGTCGGTCGCCGTCATTGTCGACGATGTTTACTTTTCCGTCTTACGCACCATTAACTCGGTTGCTGTCCGCTTTCTCGAGAAGGCGAACGAAAGCACCTATACAGACGCCAACAAACTGCAAACCCTTGGCTCGCCAGGCACAGCAGTCTCGGGGCTTACCCATCTCAACGGGGAATCCTGTCGAGTAAGGGCGGATGCTGCGCTCATGGATGACGCAACGCCATCAGGCGGAGCGATTACCCTGGTGCGTAATGGAACAACGGTAGAGGTGGGGCTCGATTACGACATCACAGTTAAGACGATGCCGCTTAATTCGGATTTTCAAAACGGGCCGATACTGACCAGATATAAGCGTTTGGTGCGCGTAGTGACTGATCTTTATCAATCGCTTGGTGTGTATGTGAATGACATATACCTGGCCGATAGGGATTTTGGCGAGGATGTTCTTGATGACACACCGCCAGGCTTTACCGGGATAAAGGAAACACATCTGCTGGGTTGGGATCGCCTGGCGCAAATCACTATCACTCAACAAGACCCGCAGCCGTTTACCTTGTTAGCGATAGCGATTGAGGTGGAGGCTTAATTATGGGTGCTGCTGCTGGCCCGATGATTCAGTTGGGAATGGGGGTGGTATCGGCTGGGGTGTCTGCATCCGCTGGCAGTAAGGCCAAGGCCGGACTGTATGAACACGCGAGCCTGATCGAAGAATTCGGCGAAGTAGATGCAACGAATGTCGAAGAGTTTGGTGCGTTACAGGTTGCCTATCAGAAGGCCCAGGCGGGTTATAAACACGACTTCGCGATAAAGAGCTCCAGGCTCGAAGATAAAAAGGTCGATCTATTCGAGCAGGGTGTTAAAAAAGATATTCGCGATGAGAAACGCGCAGCGCGTGATCGAATGATGATGCGAACTAAAAGCATTCTCGACACACTCAGCACGCAAACGGCAGCGCGAACCGCCCAGGGCATCGTCGCGTTTGAGGGTAGCCCGTTACATATGCAGCGAGTCGATTTTCTTGAGTACGAGGCCGACAAAGCGATTGATCGAGGGGATACTGCCGAACGTGTCGTCGATCTCAAATTCTTTGGCGGTGAACGCGCGAAGCTGATGCGTGAACGTAATTCGCTATTGCGTGATATTGCTGGGGTTGAACTCGGTAGCGCGATGGCGTCGGCTGGCCTCACCGAAGGTGCGTACGAAATGCAAGCTGGGAGTATGCGTCGATCTTATGCGCTCGAGGCGGGCTCTTACCGTATACAAGGACAATCTGCAAAACGTCAGAGCTACATGAGCGGAATGAATTCGTTGTTTACTGGCATCAATCGTTATCAATCACTAGGCGGGACATTTGGGCAATCCTAATGGTCGAACGTTACAAAAGCGACGCGCAGTATAAGCCGGGGATGAATCCGTACCGTTACGCGGAAGGGATCACTACGCCCGCTGCACCCCAGTTAACGCCGCCACCGCCAGCACCTAATCTGCGACGACCGCGCACAACGCCAGGGCTTGCCAAGGCAGCGGCAGCAAAGCAGGAAGGCTCGCAATTAACGCAGATGCTCGGTCAATGGTCGGATACGTTGTACGAGCAAGCGGCAGAAAAAATTGCAATCGAGGCCGAGGCTGAAGGGATCGAGGCGGGCAACCATACCGACGCAGATGGGAACCTGATACCGCCAGAACTAGACACGCGAAACATTAACGTTCGGTCTAAAGCCTATTACAAAGGGCAAGTGCTGGCCTATAAGAGCGCAACACAAACCGACATTATTACAAGCGTTGCACGTTTTGAGCTCGAATCCCCAGAGAATGATGACGATTATAGTCGAAAGATCGAGGCATATCGGGCGGGCCTTACCGAAGGATTAACCGGCAAGAACAAGCTGTGGGCTAATAATGAAATCAATACGCGGGCCGCACACGGATTGGTAAGGATTCGCGAGCGGGCGTTACAGACTTCACGCGAGAACCAGGCGGCAGAGGTTAGACGCAACGCCGAAGCGCTGGGTGGAGAGGCGCTTGTTGATGCGTTTAATGGGGAGACAGACGAGTCGTTTATTAAATACTCGCAAATCGAGGATGCGTTACTTGAGTCGGTGGACAGCCTATTGATGGATCGAGATAAGGCTGATGACATCCTGTCCAAGTTGCGGGACGAAATTACAGTCCAAACATTAAAGGGGGTATTCGTTAGAACAATCAAGAATGAGGGGCTGTCGGCAGCAGAGGAGGCATTGCAGCGGTTGGAGGAAATGAGCCCGGATGATATGCGTATTCGAGTGTGGAAAGATGAGGATGGCAACCTCGACCCCAATGGCGAATATGCAGATTATTTATCACTGACCCCGGCATTACGCGACCGATTGATTCGAGAAGCAAAAACCGAGATTAGCTCATCACGTACACGGTTTAATAAGGAGAAAGCACTCGCCAATGCAGAGCGGTCAGCGGTTAATACACTGATTGCTAAAGAGTTAGGCAATATAGAAAACACAATTAAAAACGGAGAAGAACCGGTCAAGGCGGATATGGCCGCACTCGATAAAGCGACTCAAGAGAACCCCAAACATCGCTCCCGTTTTACGAAGTGGAAAGAGATTCTACAGAGGGTGCAGTATTGGAAGTCGCAGCCACTATTGAAGGTCGAGCAAAAGATTGCTTTGGCTAGAGCGCAAGATGAAGTAAGTGATATCTCAATGCGAACGCTCTTGATAATCGAGAAGATGTACAAGGCGCGCCAGGCGGAGACAACGGGAGATAATCGCGCCGCCGTTGAACGTGTGGTTGACGAGATGAAGACGATGCTGTCGGAGGTGAGTCCTCACAATCCCGAGTTGAGGGTAGACCTCGAAAAACTTGACGAGTTAGTTGGGGCAGTAAAAGGCACCTCGTTATATGAAAAGTTAGAAGACGAAAAATATTATTACAAAACACTGAGCAAGATACTCGGCCTTTCAAAAGAGCAACGAGTAGCCATGATGGATCAGTGGGAAAAATCGAAAAAGTCAGACCCATACCGTGCAGAACTTTTCGCTCGCCTGGAGCCGCTACACAATGCACTGATAGCGGATAAGGAAACAGAGATAGCAGAGCAAGTTGGTCACATGAGAACCGCCCTGCTGTCGGATAAGAAAATCGACAAGAATGAATTACAGGCGCTTGAAGACGCGGCAAGACACACCAAATACGAAAAACCTCTCGCATTAGCACTTCAAAAATACGAGGCACTCAACAGTTTTCAAATGATGCCAGTTGTCACCGATGATGGCAGTCCGAATCAAAATGATTGGTTACTTGAACAAAGGGGTAAAACGTTTGGTGCGAGAGAGGCTGAAGTAATCGACCATCTTGCCGCCTTTCACGATAAAGCACTAACCCGCATCAAAGCGGGCAAGGGTTTGGACGTTGCGATAGATATGGGCATATTAGATGAGCGTGATTTGCCCGCGCTGAACAGTGCGACTGTAGGGAGCCGAGAGAACTTTAGCGCATTCCTCTCGCTGCGCGCGGATGCGGCGGCGAAAGCACAGGCGGGATTTGGGCCGCAAACAGTGGTAGGGCTAGAGGCGGATTTCGATCCAGAAGCAGAAACACGCATACCAGGGCGTAGGGGTGTTGGTTTTAATGTGCCCGCGTTAAGGCCCGCCGAGGTGGATTTATTAGTGGAGCAGATGACGGCTGCGAGCCCGGATGCCCAGGTGCAGATACTTGAGACACTAGTCGAGAATCTCGATACACAGGGAGCGATGCTGATTTTTGGGCAGTTCGATAAGAAGGGCGCGACCGTGTTGGCGATGGCGGGTTCGTTAATGACCGATGATGCTGCGGGTGTTGCGCGCGAAGTCGTGATAGGACGCACCATGGTGAATGCACCATTCATGCCGCCAATCGCTACACTGCGCTTGGAGATCATGCAAGAGTTGATGGGCGCAATGCCGGTCAGTACTAACTTAGAGTACGCACAGTTAGATGCACTGACGGATACTATTGTCGCGAACATAGCGTATAAGGCTGCTGTAAACATGAGCTCTACCGATGCATCGTATGATCCCACATCATTCAAGGACAATTATGGAACGACTTTAGATGCTGCGGTAGACGATGTCACGGGCGGAATCATTACGGTTAATTGGGATGAATCGAGCGCGGGTAGTGATACAGAATACAGGTTATTCGCGCCTCGACGCGGGTGGACGAGGGAGGATTTTGTTCAAGCACGGCGAGCGATCACACCAGAGCACCTCATCAATATGGGCGGGCTTAGTGAACACCACGACAAGGCGGCAGTATTAGAAGGGATTAGAGGCAACGTTGGACTTGTAAGTAACCAGGGTTCGGTTTATAAATTTGAGCCCGTCGGTGGATTGGGTGAACGCGGTAAGGGTTATTACTTAAAGCAGTCCGGTGGTGATGAGAAATATGTCGCTGGGAAAGACGGGAAGGTATTCGTGTTTCGATTCCCAGAGGGCAAGTATTGGCCGGATCGAACGCCGTCTGTTAAGAGCTTTTTCGGATTCAAAGATACTAAACCGTCTGCTACTGACCCCGGTTCTGGCATGAAGGAAGCGCTACCCGATGCGAAGCGTGATGAGTTAGCTCACGCGACTGTCACTTCAATAATTGATGGCAAGGCTACGCTAGACATCATAGATGGGTTGCCTCAAAAAACTGCTGACAAGGTTGTTCGTCTTTTGGAGGAAAATTTTAAATATGCGGGAGAACACTTCAAACCATCAGGGGACGACGATAAAGGATCGACCCCATACCTTGACGAACTTGAAGATCGTTTGCGCGGAAAGAAGCTCGCCGAAGGCAAACCAATACTTGTGAAGAAGAAAAGGTAATGGTCGGTTTTTATGAGGAAGTGACAGACTATCGCCGACGGTTGGTGAATCGTAACGTTGTCAGCAGTCCAGAAGAAGCACAAGAAAGAGTCACGGGCGGTGATGTGTTCTCGGCGGTGCGTAAATC